ACCATCAACGCGGATTAACGACTACCCAGCGCGGCTATGGCGCCGACTGGGAGAAGTTGAAACCCACTGTGCTAAAGCGTGACCACTACTTATGTCAACCGTGTAAGCGTGACCGCCGAGCAGTGCCGGCGCAAGAAGTAGATCACATTACAGCGAAGGCAGACGGCGGAACCAACGCATTAACTAACTTGGAATCGATATGTACGGCGTGTCATACGCTAAAAACAAGCCAAGATAAGTTAAAAAGAAGGCGTTAACTTCACATAATCACCCTTAAATTTTGATAAAAGTAACTCAATTTATGCGCTTATTAATAAAAATACACCCACGTTCTGATCGTTTAATCGATCATTCGTCAGCACGCCGCGCTGTTAAATGCTTGGCGTTATGGTGTGGATTGGTTGGGCTGCTCAATGCTAAATGTATCACGGCTTTGCGTGGTGTTTTTATGCCTTGTTGCCGCCGCCTGATGGTAGGGGGGCGGGTGAAATCGCTATCACCTAATCCATACATGACCGTCTGATAAGGGATATTTTTACGCGTATCGAATAAGGATCTTTTTTTTAGAAATCTGAAAGTAACGAGATCGTTAAACGAATACGCCCAAGCGTGACCCGTCACAAGGTAAGGATTTAAGATGGCTAGAGCCGCCGGCGCAGGTCAAAAAAAGCAAGGGCCAATGACCGCCCCTAGTAACGAAGTGCTAGATGAAATAACGCCGCCGCCCCAATTGCGTGATGACCACGCTGTCAATATTTGGGCCACGCAAAGTCAAGTGCTGCTTAAGCGCCAAATTTTAACGGTGGCTTATGCGCCGATGTTGTTGGCGTACTGCAACAGTTTTAGTTTGATGCTTGAAGCCGATAAAGCAATCAACAAGAACGGATTAACCGTGACGAGTGCGGCGGGCGGCGCCAAGAAAAACCCGGAGCTTAACGCCCGTAATGATGCGATTAACTCAATGACGCGCTTAGGATCGTTACTGGGCCTTGACCCCACAAGTTACCAACGCATGACGGGCGGCGGCGGTGGTGATGGCACTGATAATAAACCAAACCCTTATAGCGAGTTTGCAAATTAACGAGTAAACCAATGGCAAAATTCCCCCACGTTAACGCGGCGGCAAAATACGCCCGTGATATCGTGAGCGGTAAAATTGTCGCGTGCCTGTATGTGAAACAAGCGTGTCAACGCCACCTTGATGATTTACACGCCAGCAAGGCCAAAAACTACCCGTACAAATACAACAAAACCAAAGCGGAACGCGCGTGCCGTTTTATGCACTTGTTGCCTCACACAAAGGGAAAGTGGGCTAAAAAGCCCATCGCGGATCGCTTGATTGTATTAGAGCCGTGGCAATTGTTTTTACATGCTGTGATTTATGGCTGGGAAAAAAAGAAAGATAAAACCCGGCGTTTTACCACGGTTTACATTGAAGTGCCGCGTAAAAACGGTAAAAGCATTATTGCCGCTGGGAATGCGCTTTACACCTTTGGCGCTGATGATGAATACGCCGCTGAGGTGTATTGCGGCGCTACGACAGAAAAACAAGCGTGGGAAGTATTTAAACCCGCCCGTCAAATGGTTAAAGCGGTGCCGCAACTGCGCCAAGCGCTTGACATTGAAATTCACGCTAAAAAGTTAACCCGCTCAGACGGCGCTGTTTTTGAGCCGATGATAGGCGATCCCGGTGATGGCTCTAGCCCACATTGCGCAATAGTTGATGAGTACCACGAACACGACGGCCCCGAACTATTCGACACCATGCAAACGGGCATGGGCGCCCGAGAGCAACCGATTATTTTTGTGATCACCACCGCCGGCTCCAACATCGCCGGCCCGTGTAAAGATTTACATGATGACGTGGTTAAAATGTTAAGCGGCGCCGTGACGGCGGGTGTCGATGATTTATTCGGAATTATTTACACGATTGATGAGGGCGATGATTGGACCGACCCCGCCGTTTTAATCAAGGCGAACCCAAATTACGGGATCTCAGTTAAAGATGATTACCTGTTAGCGCAGCAACAACGGGCTATTCGTAACCCACGCTATACCAATGTATTTAAAACCAAACATTTAGATGTGTGGGTGAGCGCCTCATCGGCGTTTTTTAATGTAGAACATTGGAATGCCAGCGCTGATAGCACCTTAAAGATAGAAGATTTTATTGATTGTCCCGTTTGGTTTTCGCTGGATTTGGCGAGCAAATTAGATATCACCTCATTTATTCAGCTCTTTACAAAAACTGATGATGATGGCCAGTTACATTTTTATTGTTTCAGTCGCCATTATTTACCCGAGGACACCGTCACCGATCACGACCAAAAGAACGCCAAAATTTACCAGCAATGGGTAGGTACGCAATGGCCCAACTCAGGCGGCGTCGCGTTAACGCAAACGGAGGGCGCCGAAATTGATTTTAATGACATTGCCGATGAAGTTATCGACCTGTCACATATTTATGATGTGCAAGAAGTGCCGCACGATCCGTGGGGCGCCACGCAGCTAGCGCACACATTAGCGGCGGAAGGGCTAACGGTGGTGAAAATACCGCAAACCACAATGCACTTGTCCCCAGGCATGAAAGAGCTTGAGGCCGCGCTAAAAGGCGGGCGATTCCATCACGATGGCAACCCTGTTTTAACCTGGATGATTGCTAACGTGGTATCGAAAGAAGATGCCAACGAAAATCATTTTCCAAGAAAAGACAAACGGGATCAGAAAATTGACGGCGCCGTTGCGCTAATTATGGCCGCTGGTCGCACCATATTAGGGGCGGAAGAAGACCCCACACCGAACGTTAGGATGCTATGAAAATTTTTAATCGATTGTTCAACAAAAAAAACGCGCAAACCAGTGCCGATTTATTAGAGCTCTTATCGCCCTGGGTTGACGCTGAATCAGGGGTGTCGATAACCCCTCAAAACGCGATGCAAATTAGCACCGTATTCAGTTGCGTTAAAGTATTAGCGGAAAGCGTCGGCATGTTGCCGTTAAATTTATTTGAAGTGACGGGTACTAGCAGAGAAAAAGCCACCGATCATGCGCTTCATGCGCTGTTTCGTTTTGGTCCAAACGACTATATGACGGCTCAAGAGTATAAAGAACTGATCATGGTGCATTTGGCATTGCGGGGTAATCATTACAGTTTTATTAATAAAGTGAACGGGCGTATTCATGAGCTTTTGCCGTTAAACCCCGACGCGGTTATTCCTCGAATAAGTAATGATTGGGGGGTGACGTATACAGTGACCTTTTCTAATGGTGAAGTCAAAGAACTGGCTCAAGCTGATATTTTGCACATTAGATTACAAACGCTTGACGGCTTGACGGGCTTATCCCCCATTCAATGGGCTAAAAATACCCTTGGTCTTGCTAAAGCCACTGAGAATCACGGTTCTAGATTATTTAAAAATGGCGCGCGGCCCAGCGGTGGATTTAAAACGTCGGCAACTCTTAAGGATGATCAGTTTAAACGACTGCAAGAACGTCTAGAACTTGTGTCGGGTGAGTCTCAATTAAAGCCTTTCATTTTAGAGGGGGGCTTAGAGTGGGTAAATGTGGCCATGAGCAACGAAGATGCCCAGTTTTTAGAAACGAGAAAATACCAACGTTCTGAAATTTGCGGCATATTTAGGGTGCCGCCTCACATGATTGCCGATCTTGAGAAGGCCACATTTAGCAACATAGAGCATCAAGGTTTATCGTATGTACAGCATACATTGATGCCATATTTAACGAGAATGGAAGAGCGTTTTTCCAAGTCTCTTTTATCCCCGTCGGAACAAAAAAAATACACGCCTAAATTCAATGCCACCGCTTTATTACGCGGTGACATGACGGCCCGCTCAGCATATTACACCCAGCAAATCCAAAACGGGGTATTAAGTCCTAATGAGATTAGAGCGCTGGAAGACATGAACCCGCGTGACGGCGGAGATATATATTTAACCCCTTTAAATATGGCCGTTAATGGCAAGCCACAGGAAACACAAACCAATGAACAATAAGAAACGTTTAGATTGCGGGCTAACGATTAAATCGGTGAATGATGAAACAGGAGAGTTTACTGGATACGGTTCTATTTTTGGTAACAAAGACAGCTACAGCGATATCGTTGAAAAAGGCGCCTTTGAAAAGTCGTTAGCGTCCTGGCGAGAAAGAGGGCGATTACCCGCGATGTTGTGGCAACACAACATGAGTGAACCCATTGGCGTTTATACCAAAATAATTGAAGATGAAAATGGGCTATATGTCGAAGGGCGATTACTGATTAATGATGATCCCTTAGCAAAACGTGCCCATGCCCACATGAAGGCGGGATCGTTAACGGGGTTCTCTATTGGTTACTCCCTCGTTGATTACGAATACGACAAAGGCAAAGAAGCCTATTTATTAAAAGAAATTGATTTATGGGAAGTGTCTTTAGTGACGTTTCCCGCCAATGATCAAGCGCGCCTATCAGAAGTGAAAAGTGCGTTTAAACGTGGTGAAACACCCTCCCCCAAAATTGTTGAAAAGTCCCTGCGCGATGTCGGGTTTTCTCAATCTCAAGCCAAAGCATTTATGAGTAAAGGCTACTCAGGAATAAATCAGCGCGACGTTGACACAACCCTGATCTCATCGGAAATAGAAAAATTAACCCAAAAATTAATGAAACC